CGCAACAGTCGCCAAGCCAAGGATGAACCACCCGCCCGGCCCGAGAGCGGCAAGCCAAGCCACGGTAAAGGATGCAGCGGCGCGCAAGGCGGCAGCTCCAAGGGACACCACGGCTGCCGTTACGGTTGCCAGCCCTGATAGGATTGCCGGGGCATAAAGCAAAGCCATGGCGCCGGAAGCGGCGAGGATATAGGGCGTCAGATTCTCGACGGCCCACGCCAATCCATTGAGGGCACCGGACGCGACGCTGGCCCAATCGACAAACTGGAGACCTGCTGCGAGCAGCGCCGTGAGACCGATCGATACCAGAGAAACAGGAGAAATGAGCGACTTGATCGCCGCGCCGAACACACCAGCGGCAGATGCCCCGCCCTGCATGGCTATTTCCATCTGGCCGGCGATCTGAGTGCCCTGCTGGAGCGCGATGAGCATGGGATTCATGCCCATGGCCGCGGTGATGCCGATATCTTGAAACTGCGCGGCGAGACCCGCCATGCTGCCGCCGAATTTCTGGTTCATGTTTGCGGCCATGCGTGACGCCGTAGCTTGCTCACGAAGAGCGAGGGTGCTGGCGCGTATGGCTGTAGTCTGAATGTTTACACCCGCTGCCGCCTGTCGGCTTGACGACCCGACGCGAGCGACGCTACGTTCCACCTTCTCCGCGGCGGCGTTGATTTCCGCCATGGACCGCTTGACGACGCGGGCGCCAGATTGCGCGCCCGTCGGATTGATGCTTACTTCCAAAGTAGCCATCGGGGGAACCTTGCGATGTTCAGAATGATCGGGTGGACTGCGCTGCTTGCTTTTGCTTCCTTCCCTCCGGCCTTTGCCGAAAAGGGCTTCGATGCGATTGCCACGCAGGCATCCAGGTGTTGGAACCTGCCGCCCGCCATGCGCGGCGAGCCGGAAATCGTCTTTGATGTTCAAATCGACGCATCAGGCAGCGTGACCGACATCGCCGTAGTGTCCTATTCACCAGGAGGCGAGGATGGACGCAAAGCCGTCCTGTCGGCCTCGCGCGCCATAGAGCTTTGTGCGCCCTACGATGTGTCGGGGAAGCCCGGTCAGGTCAGGGTCAAGATGAGACTTGTTGAAAAGCCCTTCATCGACCCCTTTGGCCCTTTAGGTGATTGATCTTGGACACGGCCTTCTGCCGCTCTGTCTCAAGGTCAAGCCACTCGGCATCCATCGCCATGACCATCGTCATCAGATCATGGCGGATGATCGGATCATCGAAGCCGCAAAGACCGCAATAGGCCGCGATCTCGCTTATCTGGATCGGCATGGCGCCGCCAAAACCTGCCTGCCGGGAACTGTGGAGCGTCCAGAACGCATTCCAGTAGAACACCAGCCGGGGCTCGAGTTCCGGCACGATATCGAGATCGCCGGCTTCCAGCCCGCGCTTGCGGCGCTGTTCCGCGATGAATTCGGCCCGCTTGGCGGCTAGTCCGTCTGTTCCGTATCTGAGCGCGCCGCGAACGGCGCTCCTCAGTTTTTTTCGTCTTCCTCCCTGCTGACAGGACGGAAGTTCGCTTCATCGCTGGCATCCTGGAAATAGACCAGCGCTACTCGACGACAGGCGGGGGACGCCATCAACTCGATAAAGTTGTCCCGTGTCGGCTCGATCCTCTTGCCCTCTGACGTGATCGTGGTCTCCCACGCAATCACGCCATGGTCATAGATGATGCCAAGGAAGCGCTTCTCCGCCTCCTCGTCCTTGACCTTGGAGGAAAGGTTCTGCCGGCGCTCCAGCCACTTTTGATGCTGGGCGAAGGCCATGGAGAACTGCGGGTTCTCCGCGAAGTTAAGCGTCTTCGACCGGATCGTGATCGTGCCGAAGTCGAGCTCGTAGTCGAACGTGACGCCCTGATCGAGCGCTATCTCTCGGCTGACGGGAACGTAGCCATCTATCTTGAGTACCATCGGGTTTTCCTTTCGTCGGGATTGGTGGGCGGGACGCCCGACACGCCCCGCCCAAGGCGCGCGCCTATTCCGCCTCGTCGGGAGAGGTCTTTTTCGCCGCCTTGGGCGTCTCGACCGGCTTTTCGATCAGGCCCTTGGCGGCAAGGAGGTCGGCGTAATCAGACGAAACCTTGACGGGGACGCACCGCTCGAAGCGCGTCTTCACGCCTCCAGGGTAGCCCGTGAAGGTCTCAAGCGGAGTGACGGTCTTCTGGCTCATCACGACACCGCCCGCGTGATCTCTATCGTCGCGCCGAAGGCGGGAGAGCCGGAACCGTCATAGATGGCCTGCCACTCGAACGATGCCATCACGTCCTGGTCATTCCCCGGCGTGTTGATCGTACCCGAGGACAGCTTCACCCTCGGCAGCGAGATCGTGTATTTCTTGCCGGCCGTGGAGCCGGCCGTGAGGGACAGGCCGACATCGTCATGGTCCTTGAAGGCGTTGTAGAGAGCCAGATCCTCGAAGTAGGCCTCTAGCGAGCCGGTCACGACGAAGCGGCCGGCGCCGATGCCGATCGGTCCCCGGCTGCCTATCGCGATGCGCTCGCGCAGATTGTTTTCGATGTTGATTTCCGCACTCATCAGCACCGGGCTGGGAGAGACGTTGGAAATCGACATCGAGCCGACATCAACCGATGCCGACATTACCGGATTGCTGTTGCCTGCTGCATAGGTGGCGCCAGACAGGGCAGCCGTGCCCGTGCTGTGCCCCATGCCGACCAGAGTCATGGAGCCGGTGATGATCTCGCGGGCTGTCATCGACAGGGACAGAGAGCCGACCTGGCAGCCGGTGTAGCGCAGAAACTGGTCCGTCGCCCCGGTCTCGAACGTCTTCTCAAACGCGAAGGACTTCGGCGTGATGCCGTTCTTGATCTTGTCGTTCGACCACGTGGAGAACAGCAGGCTTTCGATCAGGTCATCGAGCGTGCCATAGGAGAGTTCAAAGCCGATCTCGCCACCGACGCCGAACCCGACGTCGATCATGTCCGACACGTTGCGATCCGGGCGGATTTCCTCGGATGTAACGGTCGTCTTGTTGTAGTTCAGGCTCTCCGAAGTAAATCGCAGATTTTTCCACGAGGGCGAGGCCGGAATGTTGTTTTGCGTGCTCTCGGCCACATAGGCGAGGCGGGTGCTGGAGGTATCAGCCTTGGCCATGGTTCAGTCTCCTTTCGGCATAAAAACCCGCCGAAAGGCGGGCGGTCTGTGCGGGGGCGGTGGATGAGAAGGTTGGATCAACCGTGCGTTTCGTCACGCTGGAAAGCGAAGGACACCGGCAGCATGTAGAATGGAGGGTCTTCGACCGGCGGCAGGACTGACATCGTGCGGAACAGAAGCGATCCCGACCGCCAGTTCGTGAAAATCGGGCGGATCAGGTCCGCCAGTTCCCGCGCCGCCTTGCTGCCCTGCCCCCCGGGGGTGAATATCTGTATCATCACGACGCCGGGATAGCGGACGATGTTCGATCCCGGCGATCCCATCGAAGCGTTGAATGCCTCTCCTTCGCGAATGGAGAGCCGTACAGAGCTCTCCCCGGTCGGAGGCTCAAATGCCTGCCCGTCCCATCCGACGGGCGTCCTGAGCGCCGCGGGCGAGCCTGTGAGCCACTGATCATAGAAGCGCTGCTCGATCGTGGCGCGGACATCGGCGTAGCTCATGCTCTTCCTTACTCCACGCGGTTGAACATCGCCTCGATCTCGGCCACGGTGACGCCCACCATTCCCTGAGGCGCCTGCTTTGACCAGCCGGTCTCCAACCGCCACGCATAGGGCAGCGAATTGGCGACCCAGATCACTTCCGGCTCCTCCATCCCCGTGATCACCGATGATCCTCGGGCAATGGTGGCGCCGCCGCTCGGATCGACGCCTTCCGTCACGGTGAGATCAGGTGAATTGAGGGAGACCGTCCAGTTACCGCGGAATCTCCCGGTATCGACCGGCGACTTCAGGACGACACGACTCAGGACCTCCATCCCGATCTTCTGTGTCACCTCAAGAAGCCGCCCTTCGACCTTCTCCCTGAATTCCTGGTCGAACTCGATGGCGAATTGCTTGGCGTTTTTGGCCATGCTGCTAGCTCTTCACGACCATGGCGCTGAAAAACGTCCCCGCCCCGACGACATCGCCTACGGCCTTGACGGTATGGTTCTGCCCGCCGATGGCGATGGTCTCATTCTCGGCCGGGATCAGCGATAGCCCTTCCAGCCACACCAGCCTGTCGGATGGGCCGGCGACATAGGCGGGGAAGACATCCTCCACCGGCGTGCTGGTGTCGAACAAAGCCCGGCCCGTGGCGGTGGTCTCGACCCGGCCCTCATACTCTCCCGTGCCGGGATTGTAGGTTCCAGGATCGGTGACGCGGGTCAGGGAGCACGCCTTGATCGTGTCGGTGAACTCGGCCGCGACGGCATCGAAGGCTTCCTTGGCGATGGCGGCGACTGTGGTCATCGGCGGATCACCTCGATCTTGCCGCCCGAACAAGTATCGAGCGCAATCGCAACCTCGACGGCGCGTTCGGCATCGGCGCCCATATGCATCGCTGCCATCGCGAACTTCTCGCCAGAGCCGACGGCGGTGAACTCGCCGGTGAACGGCACGAAGACGGCCTTGGGGCCAACGTAGAAAGCCCGCCCGTCACGATCGATGTAGATGCCATCGGCGTCTTCGCCGAGTTCTGGGCAATCTCCCTCGCCTCGCTCGATCCATTCGATGAACTTCTGGCAGGCCTCTGCCGAACCGCTGCACCCGCCCATCTGGCCGTCTGGTCCCTTCGCGATCTTCCTCACCATGCCGGCGCGCATATTGCCCGACGTGCAAAGGCTGTCGGCCGCCATGACGCCGTTCCGATAAGCGATTGTAGTCATCCCCGCACGAGCCTCCCCGTTCCGGATGTTGCCCCCGGCTGCCCGGTGGTGAGACCGCGTAACAGCCCTTCGATGGTGAGGAAGCGGTCACGGTCAGGAGCGCCGGAGAGATAGGTGGTCTGCGTCGAGACCGGGCCGGCCTTCACCGTCTTGCTTGCAATCGCATTGCCGCGTTCATAGCGCGGCAGGAGATCGACGCCATCAAGGGCGAGGAACGTCGCCTCGAATTCCGCTTCCTTGACCTGCCCGGGGATGACATTGGTGGGGATCTCGTACCCGTCTTCGTCAATCACGCCGGTCGTGAACGATGGCGTCAGGTAATTGGTCGGCAGATCGGCGTTGGAGGTACGCGGCCAGGCAAGGGACTGATCCCGGTCGGTGCGGAATCCCTTCCACTTCCCCCGATAGGCACGGTCGAGATACTGCGTTGCCTTGCGCATCGCGATCTCAATTTCGCTGTCCTGCTTGGCCGAATAGTCGTACCCGACCTTGTCGGCATAGTCCTTGAATTCCGTCAGCGAGGCGTAGCTGTCGGCGTTCGGGCCGCCCACCGTGCTATCGAGGGCCATGGCTTATTCCCCCTGTGCCTCTGCGATCTTCTGACGAAGCATGTCCGCGTCCCATCCCCAATAAGGACGCCGGCCAAGCACTCGTTCGTAACGCTGCCTCAGGCTGGCAAGCTCATCTGAACCGCCATGCCCTGTTTCGGCCACAGACGGCTCAGGATGCGCGTTCTGCATCTCCGGCTGGGGAACACCAGCCGCAACGTTCTTACGCACTGCCGGCGCTTCGTGGCCGAAAACCGCCTCGATGCGGGCGCGGTCGAAGTCGGACACATCGGGCATCAGGATCACTTCCGCACAATCCTCTCTTTCACCCTTGAAGGCGAGAGCATGGCGGATGTTCGCATGACGCTTGGTGGCCCTGATTTCAGCGGCTCGTCTCTTGGCCGCCGCTCCGTCATGGCCGTAGAAGATTAGGACGGGCTTGCTCATTGTCGGGCTTCTCCTGTCGGGCAAGGAAAGACGGGGCGACGGAAGCCGCCCCGTCCATTGTCACTACGCGCTGGCGATGACCACGCCGGCCAGATCCTTCTTGGAGCTGACCGCGATGTCCCAGTTCGAGCCGGTGCCGATGGCGGCACCGGACGGGTTGGCGCCGCCGTTGCCCACGTCCCACTTGAAGCCCTTCACGCCCGCGTTGAAGGCGTATTCACCCTGGATGCGGACGATCAGGTTTTCGTTGCCGGTGACCTCATCGACAACGATATCATCCTCTTCCGTCGATTCCGCGAGCAGAGCGTTCGCGGTGAGGCCGAGGGTGTAGTAGGTCGTGGTTGCCGGCGAACCGGACGTGACAACCAGAGCGTCGGAGTCCGTCACCACCACCGGGCGGTTAAGGGTGAGCGGAGTGCCGGTGCGGACGTTGAAGTTCGACACGCCGTCGATGTTTTCCGCGATCTGGTCCTTCACAAGGTCGTAGTAGGCCTTGGAGTGCATGACCCAGCAGACGATACGGTCGGCACGGTCACCGAACTTCGCCAGGCCGTTGACGAGGCCTACCGTCGAGAGCGAACCGTTGGACGGGATCGTGTAGAGCACGTCCGAACCGTAATTGACGAGCGCGGCACGGCCGGCAAGCAGCACGCTGTTCAGCATGTCGAGCTGCTGCGCAACGGACGCCTGCTCCGCGATGATGTCCGTGAACTCAGTCTCGGAGTAACGGGACATGATCTTGCGGAACGAGTCGCGGGTGTTCGCGACCGGGCCGATCTTGCGGTTCAGCTTGACGCGGATGAACTCGTCCTGCGTCAGGGCCAGATCGGGGACGGGCGAGGTCGAGGCCGTGTTACGCCGGCTGATAAGGCCGGAGATCGACTTGAAGAAAGCCTCGTACTCGTAGTCACCGCGCTTGGACTGCGTGGTCATGACGATCGCCCCGTTCGACGCCTGATTGAAGGCGGTGCCGTTCTGGGTGAGGATTTCCGTCATGCGGGTCTGCAGGTACTCCTGGTAGACCTTGAAATCGGATGCTTTACCGACTGCCATTGATCATTCTCCTGAGGGATGGCGTTGATCCATGTCCCGATCAGAGAGGCAGAGCCTTGTAGGCTTCGAGCCCGTATTCATCGATGAACGCGGCGCGCTCCTTCGATGTCTTCAGATCGGAACGTCTCTTCACTTTGCTGCCGGCTCCCCCGGCTCCAGTGTCGGGCTGCTTCCCACTGCCCCCACCCATCGGGCTCTTGAAGAGCGACGGGTATTTCTCGACGGCTTCCTTGACGAGAT